CTAATAAACATACCGAACGACGTTCATATCAGCGTTGAGATGATATTGTTCTGTGCGGAACCGTCCAATCTGTACAGAGGCGGTAAATATACCATTGTCTATATGGATAACACCTTGCGAAATGTACATAACTTCCTTCCCTGCCGAAAACATAGAAATTCTATCGCTTGACACTTTAATGGTTGAGCTTGCATCATTTTTGCCGATAATCAAACCCTCGTTAGAGCTTGACATATAAGTATCGATAAATGTTTTCAGCTCTTTAAAGCCGCCAAACTGCGTAACCAGCAACTCAATCCGTCTGCCTGCCTCTGCCAAATCCGCTTCTGCTTTTGCTCGGCTATCAGCATTTGATTTTACAAATGATTGATAAGCTTTCTCGAGGTCACTAAGAGCATCCATAGATGCCTTGGCTTGCATTTCAGTCTCTAAAATTTGGTTTTTTTCATTGAGTGCGTTAATTTGCTCTTGGGTCAAGGCTTGGTCTGCTTTGGAGTCGATACGATTATTAATATCCGATTGAGCTTCGCCGTAAGGTGTTGCGACCGTCCCTTCTTCTAGTTGAGGTTTTGTCAAATATAGGATTGAGTTAGTCGTAAATCCATAAGCATAAATAAATATTATAATCGGTCTAGTAACATCAACATCATTATTTAACTTGAGAGACCCGGATACGCGATGCCAACTATTAATAGTGGTTATATTAATTGTTGTTAGACCCGAATGAAAAGCTTGCATCCCGTTTTTATTAAAATAATGAAAACCAACCCGAATATTAGTGCCTGTTCCTGTAGCATAAATATCTGCTGAAAATGTATAATTTCCAAAAGGTAATTCGGATGATTGGAAATATAAATGAATCGCCTTCCAATTTCGACTACCATCCGACTCATTAAATTCTATCGCGGGACCTTTTCCTTCGAATGATTCCTTGTATATGGCATGATAAGATGTTGTTGGATTTTCAATCCCAGAGTTATACAACCCTCCCCATTGAGGTATTGTTTTATTTATATAGGTTGTTCCGTTTACCGTAAATCTTTCGGTACTATTAGTAACGTTGCTAAACGATGAATTTCTAAGGATATTCTTTCCACCAACCTCAATCTTAGCCCACCTATCAGCCCAGCGATACTTAGTCTTATCCGTGCTATCAGCCTGCGTATAATCTGAATAGTGACCAATATACCGCTGACCATTATCAGACGTGGTCAGACCTGCACCGTCTGCGTTGTCTGAGTAAGCAAAGTGGACATAAGGTGTCCGACCGTCTGCACCTTTTGGTCCAGGTATGCCCTGGGCTCCATCTGAGCCTTTCCACTTTGTCCATCTGTAAGAGGTTGGATTTGTGCTATCTGTGGCATTGAAATCTTGATACATGCCGATATACGCCTTGTCTTGGTCTGTCTGGCTAAACCCTCCACCTGTGGCATTGTCAGCATAGGCAATATGTGTGTACTGAGTACGACCATCAGCACCTTTCTCTCCTGGGATGCCTTGCTCGCCTTTTTCTCCTTGCAAGCCATCAAGTCCACGCTGTCCAGGGTCACCCTTATCCCCCTTGTCTCCTTTTATTTTTGTCCATTTATACTTTTTTGAGTCTTGACTATCGGCTGGCTCAAAGTCAGTATAAATACCGATGTAGAGTTTATTAATAGAGCTATCAAGTGAGAAACCAGATGTACCAGTTTCATTGTTAGCCCATGCCGTGTGTACATAAGGAGTACGCCCGTCTTGTCCTGGCTTGCCAGGTGTCCCCATCGTACCATCAAGGACATTTACAAAAGAAATTTCATCAACCGCCACCTCATCGTTACCAATGTATGCTGCAACCGTCAATGTAGCCGTATCTGTCACGCTTGAACCTTGGACAAGGTAAGTCATGCCTGTTGTGATATTCCCGTCTAGTGACCAACGCCAAGTGACACCAGAAACAACTGGCTTACCACCTCGATACAAGGACGGTGTAACCAGGCTCTGACCAATTTGATTCTTAAAAATGACACCGTTGTCTGTGGATAACTTAATAAGGTAAGGCTTAGATGCCTCAAATAAGCGCTCAAAAGCCGCCTGTATCCCATCAGATAGATTGTTTTCAAGAGCCTTGAAATTAGCAAAGGTTGTTTGGTTACTGGCTGGATTGGTAAAACTGATTTTTTGATGGGATACCCTTGCTTGTACAAGCAAAATAGGAGTAAAGCCGTCATCATAAATCCTGATAGTATCACCAATTTCAACATCAATAAAACCATCCACTTCGTAGGTCAATGCTGGATAGGCGTTTTTTCTAAGATTTGCAATAGCTGATGCCCTAATAACTGATGGACTATCACTATCAACCTCCATATCTTTCCTAATCCATTGGTCATTTGTGGTAGAACTGGTAAAAGTTGATGGATACATCTGCATTGACAATGGAGCGTAGAGCATATCTCCTTGCTGGTAAAATTCACGCACCCCATCCTTGTTGTTTTCAGACCATGCACCAAGGCTACCGATGGTTACAATTTCCTCTACTTCTTCCCCTTTACCATTTTTTACTGTCCGTTTTCCTGTTGGACGGATAGCATTATAGACACCTGTTTTATCTATCTTACGCTTGATAGATTTTAGGTTTTTACCATAAGTCAGTTGGATGTCATTTCTAACACGCCCCACCCCTTGATGGTTGTCATCATTCTCATGATAAACATTGACCTTAAAGGCTTTGATAGAGCTATCTGCGTTTAGGTAAGTATCAAAATCAATCTCTGCATCAAACTTTTTGGCAAGACTTAGTAAGCGGGCAAGTTTGGTATCCTGCCCATCCCATTCTAGAGTCCGTTTTTGGTCTGAAATTTCATTGATGCCAACAGAAAGGTGAGTGAAATTCAACAAGTCCATTGCATTACAATACTCAACAAATGACATAGCTTTAGTAGCTTTGTACGGATTGGCATACTCATTGATAAGCTCTAAGTTCAGGTTTTCGCAATAGCATTTGATAGTTTGCTCATTTTCCTCAACAGTCATCACATTAAATACATAGCTTTTGCCGTTGTGTCTAAATGAGACAAAAGCACGCTCATTCAGTAAATTATATGTTTTATTTATCGCTGTATCAGACTTTATAGCTTTCTTGTATACTGTAAATTCAAAAGTTGATGACCCCGTTTCTAGACTGCGTGTCCAAGTGTCATCATAGTAGTTTAAAGTTTCTTGTTTATCGTTATCAATAAATGCTACTTTCTTTAGATTTGCATCATGAATTGTTAACAGCATCACAACCACCTTTCCTCGAATTCTACTTTTACAGTCGGTTTATTTTTTACCCAGCTCGAGCAATAAATTTCCAACTGTGACTCTCCTTTTGGTATAGACAGTCTCCAACTAGACCCATCAACTAAATCAGAAGATTTAGACAAACCATCAACAGTCACACTATCGTTCTCACAATTAACAACGACATTAGACCCTATCATATAGCGATTAGGAATATCCTTTGTTCCCTGTACAAAATCTTTACGGTAAACGATACTATCAATATAAGCATGATGGATGGCTGGTTTTCCTCCTACTGCACCTATTGAAACATGTATCTTAGCGGACTTTTTACCTTTTATTTCTGGTATGGTAAATACTGGGTAACTCCCCCACCAGAAGACCTGCACTTGGTCATCATTTCGTTTTATATCTGACCACCCTCGTTCCGCATTAAACGGGTTATCGCTATCAAGATGAGTAGCATTAAAAGTCCAACGTTTTAATACATTAAATCCACCCTTTCCATCTGATGCTAAAAAGTTATACTCGCTTTCTACACCGATAGAGCGTTTATATGTCTCAACTCCATATAAAAACTGTCCTTTTTCGTCAGATACTATAACTTTAATAAAGCCGTATTGATTGACAGCACCAGCCCAAAATATCTGTCTCCACCAAATGTATTCATTTAGCGCCCCAGTTTGACCAGCGCTATCCAATGGTATATCCCAACTAATCGAACCAGCATGGTTAGGTCCGACACCAGCTCCACGATTACCCAAAGCTAAATGCGGGCGACCAAATTCATTTTTTACGTATAAATTCGTATCAAACGATTGTGAGTTGTCATTTAAAATAGCCACATTTTTCTTCCCATCAGCAAAACCCTTGATAATTCCATTGTCGGAAACATAATCAAATAAGATTTCTGACTGTTGGTAAGTCTGACTATCCTCCTCCTCGATATTACCTAGCTCAATTGCACCAGTACTATTAACAATGCCAATATAACCATTTTCTGCATTATGCTTAACAGTAATGATTGGATTTGCTGGTACATTTCCATCATTTCGTAAGTTAAGCACCATCTTTTCGCCTGTTACAGTTGCACTATCAAACTGACGATAAGTTGAGCTGTGGGCAACGCCATCTGGTATGAGTAACTTAAATTCTGAACGCTGAAACCAACGTGTTAGATTGTCTGGTGTAATATCATCCACAGGTATTCCCATATAATATTTGTCTGGTTCATCTCCATAAGTGATTTTCACCGGCTCAGTTACATCCAATACACCCGCTAATTCATGCTTGAGCTGTTCCATTTCCATAGCATTCGATGATTTCATATCAAATTTGATAGTGTGCTCTTTTGCACCAAGTTTCACTTGCTGGATATTCACACCCAATAGAGGAGCGTCATCAGTTGACACGCTCCTCTTGTTTCCGATTGGGCGGATAATATCTGTAATTCGCAAGTAGCGTGACAAATCAACACCGTTGAATGTCATTATTGCTGTCATGTGATTATTCCTTTCATTCTGTTCTCTCTGCGTAGTTGCTCGGATTGATAGCTGCTAAACTTATCCCCTGTTTTTGCAACAAGAGTGCCGTCATCAAGTCTCATTTCTGCTGGTCGTTCTACGGCTTTTTCTGCAACATCTAGAGCTTTCGCCAAAAGTTCATTACTCTTTTCTTTGGCAACTTCAACGGTAGCTTTAATAGCACTCTCAAGGTCTGATTTGACCTGTACAACCTTAGATAGTTTCGTTTTACCAACACCTATCACATCCTCTGCTTTGTAGTTAAAAGCGTTGATATGCTCATACATACCATCCATAGCTTTATCAACATACTTAGTATTTTTCTCGATACCAACAGCAACACCCATCGGCAAAAAACGACCAATTGCATCACGGAAAAGTCTGGATGGTGAGTGGATTTGTGCTTTAGCCTTTGCTGCTCGCTCTGCCTGTGCTACCAATGCATTTGCAGCAGCAGTAACAGAACCGATAGATGACATCATCCCCTGCGCTAAACCTTGACTTATCATGCTACCTACCACACGCATAGAACTCACGCCCTGCATACCTGTGTCACGGATTGCAATCATCATAGCATGCATAGCACCACCAGCTTGACCGATTCCAGACCGAATACCTGTAACAACACCTTTGGTTGTACCGTCCCCTGCTTGTTTACCAGCCTGTATCATCTGATTAGCGGATAAACTTATTGCATTTACTATCTGGTTCATACCACTTTTTGTACCTGATACCGCCAGTTGAACTCCTGCGACTAGCATAGACATTGCGCTAACCGCAACAGTTCCTAAAGATGCCAAAGAACCAGAAGCAATAGCACTTACTGATTGCACTGTCATCAAACCTTGAACAATAACACTCAAAGACGAACCAGCGCTAGTAAGTCCACCAGATGTTGCTCCGATAGCACCTAATCCAGCGGCAACCGCAGCTAGACTTGCTCCCATATCAAGCAGATTAAGTTTGGTTATACGTTCTATCCCCTGCGCCAACTGATTGAAACCTCTACCAGCATTTAGAGCTGCATGGCCAATACTGTCAAAGATACCTGCAATGCCATCCAAGACATTACGAATGGCAGAGCCAAATGACTCCACAACCCCACTGGCGCTATCTAAGATAGATGTGATTTGTTCGCCAAGTGTTTTGAATAGGTTTGCGATACTGTCAATGATTGGGCTAATCTGACTAATGAGATTGTTGAATGCCTCAACCAATGCTTGTAACACTGGCGCTACCGCCTGCACCATCTCACTAACTGCTGGAATGAATGGAGCAAGAGCCTGTATAATCTCCACAATAGCTTGTGATACAACTGTTACGACCTGTACAAAGGCGCTTGAAAGGATTTCAACCATCGGTGTAACTGCCGTAGCAATATCCGCCACGCCTGTTGTGATTGCTGTTACAATCTCGCTAATCGCTGTACCTAGTGCTGTGATGACTGGTGCAAGTGAGCTAAAGGCTCTAATAATCATACTGATTGCCGCACCAACTGCCATGATTGCTGGAGTCATCATGTTAAATGATTGGGCAATGATTGGCAGTACACCTGCCACGGTTACAATCGCCTCTGCAAATGCACCAATTACCATGCTGGCAAATGTGCCAAAGGCTGTACCAACCGCCTCAACGATGATAGCTATACCCTCTCCTTGGCTTGCTAGTAGGGCAAATCCTGCAGCAATGATAGCTATGCCCGCACCAATGCCAACTGCTGCTATACCAATTGCTGCGCCAAATGATAGTAGAGTTGCTGGGTTTAGACCTCTCAATCCTTGCATCAAACCTTTTAAAGCTGCTCCTATCCCTTTTCCGACTCCTTCAAAGGTTTTACCCAACCCTTGAAACATCTTTCCTATACCTTGGAAAGTGGACTTTAGGGCATTTCCTGTGGTCTTAATGACATTAGAGATGCCGCTGAAAACCTGTGAAATGGTACTTTTGGCACTCTTGACACTGCCTGTTGTACCCGCTATAGCCTCTTCTGCTCCTTTTTTGAAAAAGCTGAATGGATTGAAAGATTTTAAAAAGCTAAAAGCCTTAAAGGCTACCAATGCACCACCGATACCAGTCACAACACCACGCCAAGTGTCGCCACTCATGGATTGGGAGAATTTAGCAACCGCCTGGATGATTTGAGCGATAAACTTAACAACATGCCCAGCGGCTGCCCCGATGGTTTCCCATGGGATAATGCCAGATAACTTTTCTGACAAGTCTAGTCCAGCCGTTAGTAACTCTGACAAGGCACTTGATAACGCCTTGATAGCCCCTGTTTTCTCGAAACCTTGGTAAAAGTCTTGAAAAGCCATCACCATATCATCAATAGAGTAGGTGATTAGATCAAAGACCTTGGTAATGCCGTTTACTGCCTCCTCTGGTAACAGTTCTTTCAATCCTTTAACCAGAGCTGGCTTAGCAGCCTCAATAAAGCTAGATAGTGCCGTTGGCAATCCTTTAAAGACATTGCCAATCATCGGTATAAAATTACCAAACAAAAAGGTCGCCGCACTTTCTGCCAATGCTTGCAATGGTTTGGTAATATCACCGCCTGTTGTCAAGTTTCCGAGGAAATCGTTAAAAGCCCCTTTCATCATTGACAAAGAACCAGAAAATGTTGTAGAGGCTTCTTTCATTGTTGTACCTGTAATATCAAGTTTTTTCTGCACAACAGAAATCGCCTTAACCATGTTAGCAAAGGACATGTTCCCTTCCTCTACAGATATACCTAGCTCATCTTGAATATCTTTATACGATGAGGCATCCTTAATAAGCCTTTCCATTTCTGCCTTAGTGCCACCATAACCAAGTTTTAGGTTATCAAGCATAGCGTAGTTGCCACGAGCCAAAGATTGATATGTGCCAGTAATAGCCTGCATATCAGTCCCCATCTTATTTGCGTTATCGGACATATCTGTCATGGCTCTGTTTGCCAATTCAGCAGCTGCCGCCGTATCTCCTCCAAGTGAAGAAATCAAACTAGCAGAGAATGATGTTACATTTTCCATATACTCATTTGCTGAAAGCCCTGCTGTCTTATAGGCATTGCTTGCATAGTTCTTTACGGTATCTGCTGAGTTCTTGAAAAGAGTATCGATACCTCCAAGAGACTGTTGCAGTTTCGCTCCCTCATCAATAGCTGATGAGAAAACACTTTTGACCGAACCAGCAACGGCATTAAAACTACTCATCAATGCACCACCGACAAGGTTTGCTCCCAACATTGATTTGAATGTTGAGCCAAGCCCGCCTAATGCACCTTTTAACTTTTCAATGCCCCCCTGAGCTTGCTTGCCGTCCAGGTCAACCGAAATGGTTACTTTTCCATCTGCCATGTGTTACCTCCTTTCCCTGTTAAATATCGGGTAATGCGTATTCTTCTTGCAATTCACGCATCCTTTGTATTTCCTTAGTGCTATCCCTTTTTGAGGGTTTCCAAGCCCTAATTTTCATCACGTCAACAAACTTTGTGCCATCTGGTAATCCAGATAGTAAAGCATTGAATTTCTTCCAATGCAGCTTACCTTGTTCCTCAATCAAATCAATGTTATAGGCTTGCATAAACGATGAAAAAATGTACTCGCCATCATATTTGATTGAAAATAAGGTTTTTTCTTCGTTGTCTGGGTCTTCTTTGGGTCTTTTTGGTAGTACATTGCCCTCAATGTCGTACCTAACAACATGGTCAGCAGCCCTAATTACCTTGATATGCTTTTCAAACACTTCTTGATAGATAGCCATAGCCTCCATCGTGTCCATATCCTTAAAACTCTCATTATCGGTTAATTTGGCTAGTGCCAGTTTAGGTTTTAATTCTGGGGGTATATGCGCCTTGCCCCACATATCGAAACACCAAAGCACCCTGTCAAACGATAGAAAAAGCTGATACTCTGTGTTGTTGAGTACCAGCTTGTCATCCATTTTTTTGGAAATATCAAACATTATTCAGCAAGATACTTCTTAAATGTTTCATCGTTTTCTTGTTTTTTCATCGTTTCCATAATGGCTTCTGCCATCTGCAAGAATACTTTAAGATAATTCCAAGTATTTTCTCCTGCTGCCTGGTAAATCTTACCTGGGGCATCTGCATCAAACATAGTGCTAAAGAAATCATCAAGTAGACCCTTGATACTTTCCCGATTTTCCCACTCGTTACCCTCTTTGATGGTGTCAGCCTTATCTTTCAGCTCAACAGCCTTTTCAGATACTGTTTTTGACTTTGCATCAGTTGGGGTGAACGTCAATGTAAAATCACCAAGGTTGAAAGTAATGCTGTCGTCATTTCCTAACAGATTAAAAGTATTTGCCATGTTCTATTTCCTCCAAAAATTCTTATCCACCCACACCTGCAATAATTGGTTTCTTAATCCACTTCAGTGTGCAACCAAACTCTTCGTAGCTTGTTGCATCTCCAGAACCAGCTTTGATTTCGGAAACATTTGCGACTTGGGTATAAGTTTTTTTCTCAGTTGACTCTGTCACACGATGCCATACACGACGTGCATCCCCAGTCTCATACTTCATTGCTGCAATCATAGCTTGAGCGGCATCATCTGGGTCATACGACCCAGAAACAGAATATGCGCCAGAGACACTAATGACGGTCTCTTCCGGAGTCCCATCACCGTCATAGTAACCAGTATCATCCGTTTCTTCATCTGTTTCATCATCGATAGTTTCAATGTACTTGGCTAGTCGTTTCCAAGCACTCTCATCTGGTACTTTAGTTGGATTTTGGGGGTCAAATGGCGCAATCTCATGTTTGCGCTTGGCGTTTTTATTTCGTACCATTATTTATCCTCCTGCTACTTCTAGTTTTGCGGTTACTTGCATCGAATAAACAAAGTAACCTTGTTCGTCTTTGCCATTGATACCTGGTTTGCCCACTGTCAATGACAAAAAGGTATAAGAGTTGTCTGTACTAGGTAGGTCAATGTCAAGTGATGATAGGTCACCACTGATAAACCAAAGTGTGTCACTAGCCTTTTTGTTTTCCTTGCACTTAATCGCAATCTCAAAGGGTAACGATACCTCTCTAGTACCATCCATGTACTCTTTATCAATAACACCGCCAGATAAGGCATTGATGACCAAATCATCTTTATCATCCTCAAAATAATCAAGCCGTGCCTTTAGTGGTATGTGTTCGATGTTGTTAATGTGGTCTAGTAAGACCTGCTGAAAGTTCTTGTTGTTTTGCATTTTACCTTATACCCATTCCTTTAATAGCTGCCTTTTTCAGCCTTTCTATGTTTGCTTTTAATGGCTTATCCCATCGCTTTCCAGTACCAGAGGTTGTATATTTTCTAAAAACAACAATCCCATTAGTGCCATGAAATTGTGCTCTAGCATAGACCGTGTTATAGCTCGCATCTCCGTTAGGCTCTACACGCCCAGAGGCTCTTAAAGCCCCTCCACCTGCTCTAAGAGGTACAGAGCTATCCATAATAAGCAAAGCCTCGCTACCAGCGGCAATCTTGCCACGTTGCATAGCTTGGGGAGATACTTTATTCTCAACCCCTGCAAGGTCAACTGTCACTCTGACATCTGCCATTAAGTAACCTCAACCTCAAAGCTGAAAATTTTGCCATTAAGGTAATTGGGTTGATACCCTGCTACAAGGTAATCACGCACCCCATCGTTTACGATTGCACCCAGCCAACTATCATCAACTGTCACACTTGCAAACTTAGGGTAAATATAAACAGTACCCACTTTCTGCCTTGTTTTAGAGTTGTTAGTACCTATAACAGCCACCGACCTATCAAACCTTACTGGCTTAATATCCAATGGGTCAGCATACGTAACATCTCCAAAATCATCTTTGCCCTCAACCTTACGGACTGTAACAACATCTTGTAATAAGCGTTTATCTATCATAATCAACTCCCACAATTAAGCTAAATCCCGCTTGTTTTAGGGCGTTTTCAGCATCCAAGCAAAGGTTGAATTGTTGACCTGCTGAAATACGGTGTTGACTGCCATAATCAATTTTTGTGCGACCAATAGAAACGCTTGACATGGTTTGTTTATCATCGGCTGTCATGATGCCAGAGCTATCCAAATAAGCTATCTGAAAGCCCATAGCTAGCTTTACAGCAGACTTGCGATAATCTACCTCTGTTTCAAAGTTAATGTACTGTTGGTAAATGCCTTGAGTATAGAGATTGATAGCAATTTCTGCCCTTTTAGCTAGCTTGTCAAAGTTAGTTACATCATCAAAGCCTAAATCTTTAACAAACTCATCTTTGGTTAAATAAGACATAGTAACCTCCCTTAAAAACAAAGGGTGTTGCCACCCCTTATTTATTCAGCAGCATCTTCTGATGCTTTAGTATCAGCTTTTTTACTGCGTGAGGTTGGTTTTGTTTCCTCCACCAACTCTAAAACAGCATCTACATCAGGGAATGTTAACTTGAGGTTTTTATTGACCTGTTCAGCATAAGTTGGTTCAAGTTCAACAACTTCTCCCTCTGCCACATAGATACCCGGTGTTTTAAGAGCGAGGTTTTTATTTGCTTTATAATTAGCCATTATTCCTCACCCTCTCCTTTAGATTTCTTCGGTGTTTTAGGTTTCTTTTCTTCCTCTAACACCTCAAAACCGTCTGCAATAAGCTGTACCTCAAGTTCGCTGCCCTCTTGGACAGTATAGACTTGGTTTTCTTTGATGTACTTTTTCATCCGTTACCTCCTATGCTGATTTATGTGAAACATAAACCCCATCTTCTTGTGATTTCAGGACAAACAAATCATGATACAAACGGTTTTGGTACAAGTATCCATCACCCTCTGTATGTTGACCCGGCGCAAAGAGATAGATAGAGTTAAATTTAGCTTTGGCAATGATCGCTGATTTGGCAACAATCAAGAAATTGATATCTTTACCACCACCAGCTTTAACAAAGCCTGTTGTAAAATCAAATTGTGTTTTGAAACGTGCATCATCCCAGACTTCGATAAGTTGCACTCCATCAAGTGATGTAACACGGGTGTCAATCCCTTGTGGTGATGTAGTTGCGATTGAGCGTGTAAAATCTTTAGAACGCTCCAAAGCATCCATTACTTCACTAGATACATACATAACAAGATTAGATGCACCAAATTTACGCATTGGCAAGATAGCAGCTTTCAAAATGCCATAAACATTTTCTGGGGTAATGCTATCTTCTTGTTTGAAATGGCTACCATTGATTGCTGCTGTTGCAATTTTAGAAAAACGGTAAGCATCAACTTCTGGTGTTGCATGTTCTGAAATGAATGTATTTGAGATGTTAGCTGCTGAAAGCTCTTGGTTTGTTTCATCGACATCAGCTGTATCAACAAAGAACTCAACATCACGGTCAAAACCAAGAGTGTAAACATTCTTGTCATTTGAAACTGTTCCAGCATTATATCCTTTTGAACGTGTGTGGGCTTTATACCCTGTTACAGAAATGGTTGGGAGTTCAAAAGAACGTGCGCCAAGCCAATTTACTTTAGGGGTCTCAAGAATTGCTGTCAAAGAGCCTTGCATAAGGCGTTTCTCAAATTTCCCCTCATGTTTAGTGATATAGTTAATCGACATGATTTCCTCCTTTTTATTCTGTTAGCCCTAGAGCCTGTGCAAAGGCATCTGGTGCTGGGTCGGTCGCCGCTGGATTTCCAGTAGCAACGATGTTTGGGTTAGGTTTGTCATCATCTGCTTTAAAAAGATAGGGGTCACTTTCCTTTAGACCGTTGAGAATGTCATCTAGTTTTGGATTGCCATTTTCGTCAAGTTCGATGGCATCAACATCAATGAACTTCATCAAGGTTGATGGATTGTGTGCGGTGGTATCTTTCAATGCAAGATTGATAGCGCTGACCTTTTTAGTTTGTGCAAGTTCAGCAGCTGCATCAGCTTTGAATTTGTCGTATTCTGCTTGCAAAGTCTTGATTGCATCTTGTTGTTCAGCACTCATGCTTGCATCAGCTTTCAACTTTTCTATCTGTGCCTCTGTGTTCTGCAATTGTGATTTAAGGCTATCTCGCTCTTGTGTGATAGTTTCCAAGGCTGATTTATTAGCATTTAAGTCTTTGCCATGCAAAGCAAATACATCTTTAGCCTGCTCCTCTGTCAATCCAAGTTTGAGTAGTTCCTCTGTTGTAAATGCCATTTGTACCTCCTTAGTTCTTTTTTTAGGTGGACAACTCCCACCAAAAAGCAAAATATTATTTACTATTTCAGTTTACTTTGGATGAAATGGGATTTTTTACGGTTTTAGGCACATAAAAAGGCGTTGCCGTAAGCAACACCTTTAAATTATGCGTATAACTTTTCTCTTGTGTAATCTCTTGATAAGAAATCATGCTGATCAACAAGATTTCTTATTTTATTTTGATACATTCTAACCTTGAGCTGTTCAGCTTGGATAAGTTCATCATCTGCCAATGTTTTTGCATAGTGTAAACGCTCCTTGTGGTTTCTTATGGTACGCTCTAAGGCTCTCTGTTTAGCCTCAATCCGTGCATTTTCTTCTGCTTGCTCTGGTGTTAGGTCTTTAATGTAGTCTGGCAAGTCTGGGATGGTATTCACACCGACTATAAACGGTGTTAGATAATGCCCACAATGGACACCTAGACAACCTCCAGCAGTACCAAAGCCATAATCAAGTAATGAGTAAATTGTTATGCCGTTTTCTACTCTGCCCATCCCTTTTGTGACAATCTTGCCTTGTAATGGAGCGCAAGCAGCTCTGGCACTTGATTTTATCGAATAATAGAAAGTATCTATGCCTAGTTCTTCTGCTGGTCTTGTGCGCATATCATTATAAACCCTATAAGTTGTTGATTTAATGATTGCCCTAGCATAGCTATCTGCTCGCCATTCTCTACCAGCACTATCAGTAAAACCAGTAAAGCCCTTTTTCTGCCATGCCATGATTGTATCATTTAAGGCTCTATCACTTGTTTTAGTCCCAGCTACCACTTGTGCTACTGTCTGCTCTACTACCGATTTAAAAACAGCCTGTATGCTTGCTGGTAAGGTTGAATTGATAAGATTGAGGTCATTTATGGCTTGCTGTGTGTAAGCCTCTAGGGCATCTGTTACACCGTTCCTAACTTTACCGCTAGGAGATTGTTTCAAATCCTCCTCAAGCTGTTGTTTGGTGTCCTTATAAACCTTTAACCCCTCATTAGCTATAACCTCCCGTAAAAGCTCCTCTGCAATGCCAGTACGCTCAACAATGATTTTCAAATTTTCTTCATTGAGCATGTGCATATCATTTAGCTTTTCTAGTTGCCAAATGTACGGATTTTCCACAAGGTCTGCACTTCCACGCTCTTTCAAACGTTTTATCATGCTATCAAACAACTCAATCTGCATTTTAGAGTAAATATCGCTCACGGCTTGCATCTGTAATGATAGTTGCTGGTCATTGATGGTTGGGCGTTTTTTTGTGTTGGTCATAACTAGCCCTCACTAACTACCTCATAGGTTTCAGCAAAAATATCTGGCTTACATGGATAAAACTCACCTTTAACACCCTTGATAATATAATCACCTTTTTTAGCTATCATATCTCCCTCAAGTGTATCAATCCAAAGTGTACCTAAATCATCAAACCAAATATCAGATTTCGCAAACTGGATAAGCTCTCCAAAATTGTCACCTGTCCATTTTATAGCCTCAATTTCAACTGGTTTCTTTCTAAACTTTGACATCATCTTCTCCCTCTACTGTATCTTTACTGTTTCCTACTGTGTTTTGTTGACCTTTGCCATATAAAGCAAGCTCTGCATCGCTCTCTGGTGGTAATTCTCCATTGATTTCAGCAAGTTCTTTGGCCGCCTCCTCCTCTGTGATGCCTAGAGTTTTCGCAATGCCTCGTTTCTGTGTGGCAAATCCAGCAGCTACCATTTTCATCCAGTAATCAAGCTCTGCATGACGGTCAGTAAATACCCCGTCATCAAGGTTTACAGAAATATCATCAAGTTCTGGTATCTTACCACTATACAACCCGACAGCCTTGCCCAGCTCACACATTGAAACACAAAGCTCTTTAATAGACTGCTCTACCAAGGCAACAATGCTATTTCTCATTTGATAGGTATCAGAGTTTTCACTTACAATCTCTGTTGCTGTTTTAACTCCTTGACCATCAAATGTAAACATACCACTAGACACACCTATCTGCATTTCAAAGAGTTTAAGCCCCTCTGAAATGGCTGATATATAATCAGATGACCTAATAGGTGTAGTGAGGTCAACAATACCCCCACTATCCATATTACCTGCCCCAACTTGCATATACACATTTTGCTCGACATCAAAGCGGCGTTTGAAAGTGATGTTACCTTGATTATCCTGCACCTTTAATTGTGTCATTTGCTCTGGCACGATCACGCGCCTTTGCCCCATCTTAATCTCCCACATAAATTCGTCATAGGTACGATTGATGAAATCAATGGTGGTTTTAGCATTATCAAAGATTGATAGACCTAGTGGGCTATTGATATCCTTGTTATTCATACCAGGTGTTTTCAAGTAAACAAACAATGGGCGTGATAACCCTTGTATTGGAGTTACTGGTTGCAAGTCTGGGTATAACTCACTCAAGTTCACACGCTCCCCTAATGTGCTATCTGATGTTGATTTATATAGCTCGTTAGTGATACGGTATAAACTCTTATCTTTTGTACTACCCACTTCTTGCCCATCCGGTGTTACCCATTCGTGAAACTCAACAAGGGTATAGTACACATTTTTTCTATTTTCGGTTTTGATAGTCTTGGTTAAGATAGCAGCACTCGATACATCCTGCGTATTGCTTTGTAATGGCAAAAAAACTGGTGCTTGGATAAATGCCACACGGATTTTATCGCCGTCAACATAAGGTCGCATGGCTAGACCACCCAGAGCTAAACAGCTCTCAAGGTAGCGTTCAAAGTTCTTATTAAAGCGGTCATTAGAAAGCATATCTTGCAAAAAGCCATTGAGTGTAGTATCTTTTGCTGAAATTTCTGCCTGCTCATTATAAACAAGGCTGGCAATCTTTTTAGCTGCTGTTCTAGCAATAGGTAAGTGCTGCATCTTCCTACGTTTTCTATCACCATCAGTATTCGTATACTCAATATCATCAAATTTAGATTGATAGTAAGCTAGGTTATGCTGTATCCGTCTAAATTCAGATTGTGTTACAGCTACTTTTGGATGGTCTAGGATGCTACTTAAATGTGATGTCGTCATGTTATACCTCCCACGGTTGAAAAAGTCCTTTACTTTTTGAATTAGGCTCATGTCTGCCCTCCTTATGAATTACCAACACGCAAGCCGAGTATCTTTGCATTATCTAATACAAAATACTGCGCTACGTCGCATGTGTGGTCATCGTCTTTAATGACATTTGGGTTATCAGATTGGATTGTCTTTTCATCCCATCTATACATCTTGTGTTCTTCAATAAATACCTTATTGTTGTCTGTGTCCAGGTAGTAAAACCGACCTTGTGCTAAGAGTGACTGAAATGTGTCAATCATTGTCACTTTCTTTAATTTAGCTACTGGATGCCATCTAATCGCAAAATCAAGGTACATCTGGTTTCTCAATGCCCCCTCTGCACTATCAATTGTATATTGCAAGATAGGTACTTTATACTTGCTGATAACTTTTGTGGTGAAATAGTAAATATCTTGTGATAACTGGCTAGGTGCTTTCTTGATTGCTTGACCTGCTGGGCTATAATACCAAGTATCAAGTAAGATTACTTTGCCTTTAGCTGTAACGCCAAAAGCACAACAAGCGGTGGCTGATTGTTGGTGTCCTCCATCAAGTGCAAAGGATATACCAATAAGCCTATCATCGCTTGGTAACGCATCTAATGGGTGGAATGTACTCATGTTATAGATATTATTACCGAGCCCTACTGGCTCACCTAAATAGACATACCTGTAATAATCATAGTCATTCTCTTTTATACGCTCTATATCAGCCAGCATTTGCTCGTTTACAAAACCTAACTCATCATCTAGATATGTACTAGAATGACACAAGTAATTATCCATCGTGTTCATTTTTTCATACCACTCATTTATCCAACTATACGGATTGATAGGTGGATTGTAAGACCAAAAAATCTGTACAAATGGTGCAAGTGGGTGTTTCTGTCGCATAAATGTAATGTTGGTTTGGTCAAATTCCTCTGCACTTGAAAACTCAGCAGCCTCCTCATACCAAACAGCGATGATGTTACCAATGTTGTTTGATTTCAGCTTTTGATAATCATCCAGACCGTAAAAGTAAAAGGTTGAGCCTGTTTTTTTATGAGTTATCTTAAACGGGCTTACTGTCATTTTAAAGCGACTGGTAAGACCAAATAGACCTAGCCCCCATTGAATTTGATTATAGACACTATCACGGATTGTATTGGCAACCTTACGGATAATAACAATGTTTGCTGTTTCTCCCCTAACAATGTACCAAATCATCATGATAATTAGCTTTAGAGTAATAACGGACGACTTGAAAGAGTTACGCCCACCTTTGAGGATGTTATAAGGTTTTTTAGACAACCAAACGCTCTTAAAGTGTGGATTTACATTCTTCTGAATATCAATTACTTTCATCCTCTACCTCCCAACTATCAATAATTGTGATGGTATCATCTTCAATCTGTGCCTCTGTCAATTGTGATTTTAATTTCTCAATCTCAAGCTCTAGTTTTTCAGACTGTTTAGCTGTTGGGTAGCGTTTTAAGATTTCAGTAATGGCTTTAATAACTGTTGCATTATCGGCTTTCTTTGTGTGCCTCTCAACTTTCCCTGTTGTTGGGTTAAGTATCAACACCTCCTCATCTCGCTTACCTCTAGCAATGTCAGATAGGATGGATAGGGCTTCTTCTGCCTGCATGATATTACTCTTATGTAACTCTTGCATCTGTTTGTTGATGTACTCTTTTACTTCAACATTTTTCAACAATCGCTGTCCTTGACTGTAAGATGTCTTTTCCGAATACCCTGCATTTAAGGCTGCCTGTGTGGCGTTTCCGAGTTTGATAAACTCATCCGCAAAGCGAATTTGCTTGTCATTCATTCGCTACCTCCTTTCCAACAAAAAATCACAAGTATTACTACTCGTGATTTCATTTTATAAGGTTGAAAAGGGGATGTTTTACGCTATTTTTTGGATATAAAATTAAAAAGCCCCAATTAAGGGGCTAGATGTAACGCAATGACACGGATTCGCACCGTGGCTACCTCTATCAAGGTGTACTCCTTCTATACTATCCCTTGCGTTTTCTATTATAATTATACCATTCTTTCATCACCCTATCAACCATCTTTTTCTCTTTAGTGTTCAAATTGGTAGCACCTTTCTTACTTACTTCATATTCAGCGTGAAAATAACCGTGATGAGTATGAGGCTGCATCTTCTTATGTTCATGGTCTAAATCTATTTGCTTACTACGTTTATTGTTTGTATCATTGTAAGTGATGCTCTTTAGGGTGTTTTTATGCTTATCAACCAATACATATATTCTACCTTTGGTCATAGTTTCCATAGGTGCTACTTGTCCACCGCTACCATTTTGAGTAACAAATTTTATATTACCCACCTTATGCACAGTCTCATATTCTGTACCATACTTTTTACCTGTTTTGCTCATTCCAGAGCTTGCTCCTCTGCCTCCCATGTGTCCATCCTTTCTGTCGTATCGTTGTCAAAATAATAGACCTCGATACCTTTATAGTCATAATCAATGTGACCGCCATAAACCAAAATTTTCTTTGGTTTCAATTTATCAATCATGGCATCCATGCCATCTTTCCATACCTTGATACGGTCTTTGCTTTTTTTAATACCAATTGTACTAACTGCAACAATGCTTTTTGTAGGTATGCCGTCAAAACAAAACTCATAGCTGTCTTTGTGAGACCAGGACACCGTGGGAATAACCGTATAGCCCCAGTTCTGCATCATCTGACCAATCAATCTTGAACGATACACATTCCATACCTGCATTGCAAGTGGCATATCAGTATAGAGGCTGAAATCTGGTGTAAGCACACAATCAAAATCAGCTAGTTTATCAATATAAAAATCTGGGCGTTTCCAAACTCGTTCAAACTGGTAATCATCCAAAAAGAAGTGGACACCTGCCGAATAGTTAGGCTTATTCAAAACATAGTTAAACCCTTGTAGTTTGGTTGGCACATGGTCTACTGGCTCAAGAGTAGGGATATTATACTTGCCAGCTGTGCGCGTGGCATCATAATCTAGTAGGTTGTACTGGCTCAATGTATTTTGCCTGTGATGTGGTTTCAATATATCCATGTTTCTCCTCCTAGCAAAAAAGCCTATGTACCTTGATTATAGATACATAGGCTAGGGAATTTTTACTGTTATCTTTCCAAAGGGAGGTATTTATAGGTGGCGTAAAAATAGGCATCAAACCATTTATTGAGGTGGGTATAGGCTGGGCTAGGACTTAGGAATAAAATCTTTTGGCACGCTCCAATGACATTGATATTTTCATAAACAAAGACCTCTTTTATAGTCTCAATCAGCTTTTCTTCTGAATTTTCCACATGTTCAGATGTCACCAGCTTTAGATTGACCAAAAATGTTGCCTGGTCTGTGTCATTCTTCATGAAACTATCATGTATCATCTGCTCTAGTACGGTCTTTTTAGGATTTTTCTTATCCCTCAAAAAATACCACTTGAGCCATGTGATTTCCCTGCGGTGTATGACTGATAAGCGCTCTATTTTCTTTTTAGTCATTTAGCACCTCACAAATTTATCTTTTACCTCTTGATAAGGCTCAAGAATTTTATAACAAAGGCTACCATTAACAGTTATCTCACACCCAACATGATCAACATATTCTCCTGCAACGTCATCAAATATAGCAAAAGTATCTTCGGCAATGGCTATAATTTTTTTAACATTTAACGATAACTTAAAAGCCTCATCTTTATCTTGATCAAAACCAGTTACATCTAAAAGAGCATTAACCATCTTTGACCTCCAAAGTTATTAGGTTTTTAATGTCATGATTGCTAAACATGAGTTTTTCACCATCCGACAAAGATTTTAGATGTTCTTTGCTTAATTTCATTCGATGCAAAGAATATCGCATACCATTTACTAAAACACCAGCCTCAAACTGTGTTGCCATAAAATCCACAATATCATAGCGTTCCAGTTCCTTATCATAATTTTCACCACAACGCTTGCAATCCTTTTTAAGTGCTTTTTTGGCATCATGTGGTGTATCAAACATCAATGCCCCTTGGATTGACCTAACTTGTCTTGTTTTCTTGCAAATAAGCGAAAAACCACTAATCATCCTTTACCCCCTCAATATCAAATATAAACTTATAATGCCCTTTTTCTTTACTCAAACCACCATAGACAAATGATAACTTTTTAATAACATTGTGATTATCATCTGTCCAAATACCCGCATCAGTCATGCCATCAATAATAGCTTTTACAGTAGGATATAAATTAGGTGGGTCAAGTTTAGACTTGGTAGGGCTGTAAATTGTAACTGTAACCTCACAAGGATTTGAGGGGCTAAAAGCAGCCCTCTTTTTATCCTTGTGTTTCATAGTGTTCCAATAAGCAAATGCTCTGATACGCTTAGTAACTTTAGCTTTATCTGTCTGATGCTGCCTATCGTTACTGTTAATAACCATATTTAGAGCTTTTAGCTTAGTATTCCTCGGCAAAGAAAAGTCAAACTTCATTCAATACCCCTGATTTGATTTTTAGCCTCTCCAAGCATCTTTGCTGTGTATTCAATTCCAGCAATAAAGAAATCATGCCCCATTTTTTCAATACCATTTGGCATTTTATCAAACTCTTCACGCATCATTTTAGTAGCAAGATTAAGTCCTTGTTCCACAAAGTCAACACCTTTTAGCATCTCTTTTTTCTTGCGCTCAATGCGTTTTTTCTTTTGGCGTTTATTCATTAGCTACCTCGTTTCTTCAAAAAATCTGGGACATCGTCACCAACATTGATACTGTCAAATTGTTCTTGAGTGACAATAAACTTGCCGTATGCACCAATGGTAACAGTATAGACACCATCGATGATTGCCTTGTCAGTTACCTTACCGACTAGCTCACCGCCATAGTTATCCACCTGGTAAATAATGATGGGTGTCCTAGCCTCTAATTCAGCAACCTTGTTTTGCAATTGTTTAATATGATAGGTACTAAACCAAAATGTAAAGATAAGGAGTAGTCCCAAAAAGGCAAATGCTTGTTTCATTTAGTCCCCCTTGTTTGTAATGACATCTCCTGTTGTTTGGACTTCAACCCAGCCATGTTTAAGGCGTGCCTCTGCCTCTTTCATGCGGATAAGTTCATCTGTGATAGAGCCTGATAGTTTGGCATTGGCATCGGCTTGCCCTTGTGCCTTGATAACTTCTGCATCCGCATCAGCCTGGGCTTGGATTTTCTTAGTTTCAGCCTCAACCTTTGTTTTTTCCTGCTCCTGCTTGGCGGTATCTACTTCTTTTTGTTTTACTGCCTCATTCTTGATGGCTGACTCGATTTCATCCCCAGCATCGGTATCTGTGATAGTGACAGAAACCAACTCCACACCATAGGTGCTTAATTTTTCAGCTAGTTTCTTTTCAAACTCTGAATAGATTTCATTACGTTTTGAACCAAGAATTTCAACAATATTGTAATTTACTGTGACTTCCTCAATAGCACGTTGTACAGCTGGCTGGATGCCTTTTTCTTGCAAAGTTTCGATGGTCTGAAAGTCCTTGAATACCTGCATGGCATTGTTGTTTGATACACGCCACTTCACATCAATTGTGCTGTCCAAAAATTGGGCATCGTTGGTTTGGGTGGTTACCTTTTCAATGTTTGAGGTTTGCACCGATGTTGGTAGCTTATAGATAGTGTCCATAAATGGCACTTTGATATGGTAACCGCTGGATAGTGTCTTATTCTGTACACCAGAGGTTGCACTATAATAGACACCTACTGTGTTTGCTGGGATTTTGGTTACTGCTGTCACCCGAAACAGTACAGCAGCTAATACTGCACCACATACAAGAGCCACACGCTTAATTGTTTTTTGTTTTTTTTCTGTCATTTCTTCAAACATCTTTTTTCTCCTCTAATTCAAAATCATATAGCCTGCAATGGCTAATAAACCAAGGGCATAAACATCTAGGATAAACCACCAGATTTTATCTCCTAAACTTTCCTTAAAAGTCCTGTGGTCTGCCCACAATGTGAGCAAACCCAGGAAAATACATGCACTAATCATCATTAACTTCATAAATAGCAACATTGCAACTACCCTTTGAGCTTATCAGCTATTTCTTGTACAACAGTTGCCAGCCGTTCTTTTAGTTTGGGGTCTTTTATGTTCTCGATACCATGGACATCACCTGTCTTAATATTAACAGCAATTGAGCCAATGGCAGTACCCTCATCTTCTTCATTTTCATCATCAGTAAAAACTTCTTTGGCACTCTTTCCATCCAAGATGTCCAACAAATCATGACTGATATTGTGCATAATATTAGCTGACTTAAATTTACCAATATCATTTGTCAAAAGGTAGTGCAACATAGCCTCTTTGCTTTCGCTATGCAATGTATCAGCAAATTCTTTCAAGTTCTCTACGATGGTTTCGGCTACTACTGTGTTTTTAGTTTCTTTAGTCATTGTTTGTTTCCTCCAAATTTTATGCCAATACTGTAATGTGTTCCAGGTCTGCCAATTCAGCTTTTAGGTAGGCTGCAATGTTACCAACTGCCTCTTGTACCCAACGCTTACCGTCTGCCTCAAATAGAGCCATCTGGGCGTTTTTGTCAATCCGAAAGACAAATTTGCTTGCTGGCTGTTCCACTTCGTTAAATGTCCGATATGGTCGCAAATCAACTGGATTTGGCACTTTGCCTTTGGCTAGGCTGGCAACTCCAGTTTTGACAGTTGCCACCTGGCTAACCCCATTATCTTCGATTTCAGCCCCATTTTCGATTTTCAAGGCACTAGCAAAGTCAAGTAAAGCCCCACGGTCAGCATCATCAATAAAATTTGATTGCAACATGATGTTGAATTGCTCCGATGAAATGAAACGCCCAAAAGTAAGCTCTGGCACACGAGCTTTCACATCCACGAGTAATGTCCGATGCTCAAACTCATCATTTTCAGACCAAACACAAACCTCGTCATTTTTTTCAACGGCAACAATTAAGCGTTGGTCTTGCATGCCATTAAGGTCTGATTTTAGATACTCGACAAGACTTGTCAATGTGGACAGCTCCAAAGTCCTTGGATAACGTTTAGGGTCAAGTTCTACCATACGTGTCTTGTTAGCATCATAATACTCTGTGCCATCGCCTGCTGTTACGATTTCCAACCCGTGTTGGTTTAATTCTACTGCATACTCCAATGCTGCCTTAATGTTTTCAGTCATGTTATTGTCCTCCTACTTTCTTTTTGAAATCAATAATATCTGGTGTGGCTGGCGCACTTTGTTGCTCCACTTCTTCTACTGGCTGACCTGTATCAGTTCGCAACTGTGCATCATCATCAAAATACATTTGACCTGGTACGCTGCTTTTCAGTTCGTTAGCATGTACCCGCCCTGTATCATAGTCACGCCCAACAAGAATTGTCGTAGCGACACCATTTTGTGGTGCTAGTTTGGATTTAACATCCATCACGGTATCTACTACTGTCCTTTCCTCGTTGGCAGACATAGTTAGGGTAATTGTGACTTTTCGCTTGGCTTTCGCCTCTGTGTTGAGGTCAAGAATGTTATCAAAGACTTTTTCAAGTTCATGATCTAACTTCTCCTGTAAGCCTCCATCTGCGATATGGGATAAGTCTAGCCCAATTAGTTTTTTTTGCATGGTGTTCCTCCGTTACTTAGAATAAACTGGGTTGATAGGTAGCAAGCATCTGTTCTTTGGCTTTTTTGTAAAAATCTTTCTTAATTTCAAAGCCATAGGCATGTCTATTCATTTCAATAGCTGCCCTTAGTGTTGAGCCACTACCTGCAACGGGGTCGATAACAACATCGCCCTCGTCTGTAAAAATTTCAATTAGCCTTTTCAAAACTGGTACTGGTTTTTGGGTAGGGTGGATAGTCGGGTAGGAGTTATCTTTTTCCCACGGGGCATGGTTTAGTATCATCGCCCCACCATTATTGAATTTTGGTAACTTGTCACGATATAAAACCGTTGCCTCCTCAACTGCACCAACAATCTTCATATTGGCTTTCAATACTTGAGGGCTTGATTTCTTCGTGAAATAGAGTGGATAGGCATTGTTGAAACCGTGCTTTTTCCCACACTCGATTACTATATCCCGTTGTTGCCAGGCATGAAATACAATCATCGCTGGAGCCTTGCCTTTTTCTTTTGGCTCTTTCCTTAACAGACGACTACAAAAGTCAAAAAAGTTGTTAATTTTGAAATCATTATCCGTATCAAAGAAAGATTTTCCAGCTAACTTGCTCTCACCTTTCTTATTATCGCCATCTTTATACCATCTAGGGTCAGAAGCGTAAGCGTTGTTGCCCAGATTGTAAGGAATATCAGCTATAATCAGCTGCGCCCTTGGTATTTGATACCGTTTGGCATTTTCAAAGTGGTCATTATATAATTCACATTTCATAAAACACCCCACTACTTCAAAAGTGATTGCATTTTGTGTAATTTTGCTTGGCTTTCAACAAGTTCATTGTATGTATCTGCCCTAATTAGTACAAATCCTGCCAAATCGCTGCCAACTTGGACATCTGTGCCAGAAAATAGCTCTAGCTGTTCTGATTTTGTATCAATAAGCGAGCCAGTAGTCCCACGGTCGCAAGCGGGTCTTGTTTCCGCTAGAAATTCAGGGGGATGTGGTGGTTTTCCATCCTTTTTTGTCTTTGTAAATGTACCAGAGATAACAACTATATCTCTTTCATCGGATAAAAAATCTGCCTTAGTTTTTCCAAATACTGCCATAAAGGCATCAATTTCTTTTGGCAATGGCTGCCTCACATTTCTTTCAATATCACTTATCCTGGTCTGTGTGATATTGGTCAGAGGGGCTAGGTCATACTGTGTCAATTTGGCATCTAGCCGCATCTGCTTTAGTTTTGCACCGTCAAATAGTTTCATCTAAACACCTCGCCACCTTTACTGTACCAGCCATGCTTGAGTACATGGCGTGCAATCTGGCATTGTACATTTGGATGCTGGTAGTATTCCAACTGCTCCCTGTATTTGCGTACAAGTCGCAAAGCCCAAACCCAAATTACTGCCATCCAAGTAACAGATAATAGGGCGATGGTCAAAAATGTTAATTCAAGTAATGTCATAGTTGTTGTTCCTTTTCAAATTGGTTTAATACTGTCTGGAATATCTCTAAAAGTAATTTTTGAGGTACTATCATTTTCTGCACACTATCACCCTCTCATCTTATTTCTGATAGTGAAAGAGTGTTTAGGTTGTTCATCTTCAAAAACATCTTGAAACTCTTGATTGATTTTCCGAATATTGAAAGGCTCGTAAGCGTGAAAATAACATCCATGATTGTCAAGTTCACCCTCAACACCAGTTGCCCAACTTAAAAAATATTGCCTGTTTGCAAGTAGGGCATGTGACGCCTTTTCTATATGATGCTGTTTTCAAAACCTTACAAAATCCACAATATGGACATTGTAAATCAACTTTTACTCTGTTCATCTCAAATCTCCAATCCTAGAAAGGTAAATCATCATCGGAAATATCCATAGGATTTGTGGTTTGTCCTTGGAAAAATGATTGTTGGTTGCTACGGCTAAAATCTGGTGTGGATTGATTTCCAAATGGAGACTGATAGCCTCCTTGGTTGTTTCCACTTTGGAAATTACCACTATTTGAGTTATTTCCATTATGGAAAGAGTTGCTCTGGTTCTGCTGTCCGCTTTGATTGTTCCGACTTTCCAACAATTGAAAATTACTTGCAATAACTTCTGTCACATACACGCGCTGCCCTTGTTGATTGTCATAGTAGCGTGTTTGGATGTTGCCTGTAATACCAATCAATGCGCCTTTCTTAGCCCAATTAGCAAGATTTTCTGCCGCTTGTCGCCAAATTACACAATTGATAAAATCTGCCTCACGCTCTCCATTTTCATTTTTGAATGGGCGATTTACTGCAAGGGTAAAAGTGGCAACTGCAACATTTGATGGTGTGTATCTTAATTCAGCATCTCTAGTCAGTCGCCCTACTAAAACAACGTTATTTATCATACTACCTCCTCAACTTCTGTAACAATCACATCATTAAGACTGAAATCATTCCACATTTTAGACACAAAATATACAGCTGCCATATAAGTATTTTCAGCATCAATTTTCATGCCCGAATCTAGGTTGTCACGGTTTGCAGATACATAGTACATTTCCTTTTTCATTATTGCCCCTCCTCTAAGTCAGCTGCTTTAACAAATACACCATCCACCATCTTTCCTGTACGGTCTTTAATTTCATTCCAAGCTGTCTCAAAGCATTGTTCCTTTGTGAAATCGTAATACTTTGATACGAAATGTAACTTTAATACAATTTCTCGTATAATCAAGTTTGATTTGATTCCATAAGTTCTATTTAGAATTGCTGTCGATAGCTTTCCTATTAAACCTCCAGTTATTAAGCTCAATACTTCAATTTCTAACGTTTTTGGATGATGTATTGTAAGGCTGTCTGCTGTTAAAAATATTTCTCGAGCATCGAGATTAAGTTGCTGACAAAGTATCGTCAATACAACCATCACATCGCCAATACTATCTTTTATCAACGTAGTATTGTTTTTGGCAATACCAGCATTTAACTCTCCAAATTCTTCAAATAGTTTCAACATCTGTTTTCTTGCATCAGATTTATCAAGACCTTTTGCAGCTGACCAACCTTTTACATTTTCTATTAAATCTGTAATTGTCATTAGATGCCTCCTAAAGTTTCAAAACTAATAAAGTTATCCTCTAGATACTCTTTGAGTTGGTCTAGTTGTGGTTTGCCACCGTGCAAAGTTAATAGCATGGTAACTTTCATTGGCTCGCTAGGCTCAAATTTTGCTACTTCTGGGGCTGTGTTTTGAGTCTGTGGTCTATCTACCCCTCTTGCTCCACTCTCAAGCTCTGGTGGGCGATTTTCGATGATTTCCCCAGTTTCTGTATCAATAGCTTTGATGCTTTCGTTAGCTTGCTCTTTTGCCAAGCGCTCAATTTCTGCCTTGCGCTCTGCCTCTGCCTTAGCTTGTGCCTCTTGTTGCTCTTTGCGTAAAGCAATGGCATCACGATCTGTTTTCATGATTTTTAAGACATCAACAAGAGATTTTCCATCTTCAAGATGTCTGATATACCCATCTGCTGGCAAATCGTACTCTTGAGCTTGTTCCTCGATAGCTTGCTTATTAGCTTTGTATTCTTCCAGCTTGTCAAATTCAGCGAGTACCAGTGCATCCATTTCATCAATAGTTGTTTTCTTGAGTTCATACTTACCATCTTTAAAGTATTTTTTTAAGCTATATGTATCGTAGGTTGCCTCAAATGTTGACTTTTCAAGACCAGCAACCATACATTTATCTTCAAAAGTAGCCCGAATAATATCCACGCGCAATAATCGCTCATGTTCATCAATATCATCCCTGACTTTTCTAAGTTTCTCTAGCAATCTTCCCAATGGGATGCGTGACTTTTCAAGTTTTTCTTCAAATTCATCAAGGGGATTTTTGAAATTCTTAGCAATCTTTTTACGCTCAGCGTCTAATCCATCATCAAGGGCTTTATATCGTGTGATTTGTGCCTTGATTTCTTTATAATCAAGCTCATCAATCTTTTTATCTTCCAACTGTGCAACAGCAAGGGCAATTGCTTTGTCAAGACTTTCAAAGTCAAGAGTGATTTTACCTGGTACATAAATTGGCCTAATATTCTCTAATTCACTTAAAGTTACATCTTTTGTCATCTTTTATTCTCCTAATCTGTAAAAATTTTGATTTTGCTACCTAGTGATGAATGTCCAAAGCATAAATTGCCACCATCACAAATTAAAGCTAGCTCAGTTTTTGATAAATTAGGGGTGTTCTTGTAAACCTCATAGAGTGAATGACCATAACCACCACCAACTCTACCATATACAATATCAACGGTTTCTTGGTCTTGTTTGTTCATTTTGTCGTAATTCCATTTATCCTTGATAGTGTACTTATCTTTTAATTCTTTTAGAGCAGCTAGGTTGGATTGTTGCTTTTGGCTTTCATTTTCTGTGAATGCCCACGGTGAATAAATCTTATTCTCTGTCATGTGTTATACTCCTTGTTTTGTGTATGCTTTTTGAATTTGTGTGTTGAGATATTCCATCACTACGTTATAGCCATCAACTGGTACTTGATGGAAGTCTTGAATTTGATACTTGTTTAATACAAAATTAGCAACCGTATCAAATGGTGCTCCCTTAACTGTCGCAAATTCTTCAACAGTTTTAAGGATTTCTTGATACTGGATATTATCAATGTATTTCACTTGATTTTGTTGCTGTGCCTGTTGATTGTTTGGTTGCTGTTGCTGGTTAGATTGACCTTGTTCTTGATTTTCCTCTACTGGGTACTCATCAACATCTTTCTCACCGATAGCAAACAAGCCTTGTACTGCATATTTTCTAGCGTATGAGCTAACTGCTCCTGTCCATTGTGGCACTTGCATTTGTTGAATAATTGTGCCTTTCTTGGTATGTATAACCGGCACTTCTGATAGTTCTGCATAGCCGGGCGCTCTGTGTGTTTCATCGCCTTTGCTAGCTATAGCAACAGATTTATAAAACAGTCGCCCTTGCAACTCTATTGGGTCGCAATCTTCAAATTTCAATACCCAACCACTATCAAGCTCTTTGAATTTAGTTGTAATATCTTCAACATTTCTAAATGAATAACTTACACCTTGTTTCTTTTGTTTACCAAGCTGCATCTTTTGTTGCAACTCTGGAAAAGTTAAATCAGCCATAATTTACTCCTCGCTTAATCGTTCTAGTGTTTCTACAAAATCAACGTAAGCCTTATAATAATTGCCTGATTTCTCACTATCACGATATGCTTTTTTAATCAATTCTTGACCTGTACCGTAGAAACAGCCGACTTTCCAAATTTTGTTGGATTTTGTATAAGTAAAGTGACGACCGCTTGACCAGTGATTTTTAAAAACAATAATGTCGCCTAGCTCCGATACTTCGGCATCGCCCGATACTTCGGCATCGCCCCATACTTTGGCATCGCCCCATACTTTGGCATTGCCCCATACTTTGGCATCGCCCCATACTTTGGCATTGCCATATACCCAGGCATTGCCATCATGGCTTAAATTTTCCTCTTTTTGGATATATCCGCCTAAATCCCCCACCTCAATGCTACCAAAGCTAATCAAGGCACGGATACGAAATAATTTCCAACCAAAAAAGCTGATTGTATCGTCTAGGACAAGTTCATATTTTTTTGTCATTTTGATTTCCTCCTGTGGATAACTCTTTTGTCTTTTTATTTACTATTAGTTTGTTGTCAATTAGTCATTATTGACTATTAGTGCCGTTAGGCTTAGATTGTTTAATATTAGTACTTGTTGTATAGTTAGTATTTATTAGTGACGGGTTTTCCTACTGTTGGATTTTCCTTAAGTAGGATTTTCAGTAAGTAGGGTTTTCCTCATCTGATAAAACTGTGGATAACTCCCTATCAACTAAACTTTCGTAGTAATCAAGATGTACTTGTTTTATTGGTATATCTTGAGCAAATACAAATTTTTTTACCCCTGTCTTGCCATCACTACGCCTAACTATCTTTATATAACCAGCCTCTTGTAACTCCCTATATGCTTTTCTGTGGGCATCCCTACCATTGGTTGACCTTTTTTCAAGTTCGCCAACATAGATACGCCAGTCTGATTTATTGGCTAGTATCGTTGCAAGCAATCCCTTTGCCTGCAAGCTCAACCTATCATCTTGCAAAAAAGCATTGTTCATTGAGGTATAGTTCTCATGCGTATTTCTGAAAGATATATTGCATTATGCGAGTAACCTCCAATTCTCTTTGACCCATTCACGAACGGCATCCCTTGGATAGCGTGGGTGTTTGCCTCTTTCAGCAATTTTTGGAAAACCTGGCAAGTTGGTCACTTCTTGGAACTTATCATCATTGTAAATCCCCAGCAACTTCTTGCACTGTTTGCCATTGAGTACCAATGGTAGTGCCATTTCAATATCAAATACCTCAAACACTTCTATCAACCGTGCTTTGAGCTGACTGATAAATCGTGAAATGAGGCTTTCAGCAATGTCATCCATAATGTCCCTTTCTAGCCATAGCCAAAACCGTAAGTGTATCATGTAGACTAAGCCCGACTAGGCTGTTAATCAATACCTCACTTAATGGGTGAAACTTCCGTTGCCAATTTGCTAATAAAAGTTCTTGAATATCATCTAAATCATTCATTTTTATGGTATAATTGAGTAAATAATTTTTAGCAAGTGCCTATTGGGTTGCCGCCCTAGGTGCTTTTTTGTTTCACTCAAAAACTGCCTCCTACCTAATTTTATTTCATATTTTCCAAGATTTTTTCTTCAGCTACCAATCGTTCCTCATATAGTTTAAGAAATAGATTTTTAAATTCATCATAAATTTCTAATGAATGTTCGAACTCATCATCATCTAAATCCTTAATTATTGATGCTCCCATAACCGCTAACGATAGGCCTCTAAGTAATTCTTGAACAGAAGATATATAGAGCTTATGATGTACATAGTTTTCAATTCCACTTGAAAATCTACGTCTTGTATAGATATAATCTGGAACTTGCAACCCAAAACGTTTCTCTTCTTTAGATGGTAAATCTGTAATTTGAGAAGAAAATCTACGACTTAGCAATTTAGAAATATTTGGAAATTGTTTGTTAACTTTCTCTATGTCAGAACATGTAATATGAACATCTCTGTAATCTTTCTTTTTCCTTGGAAGAGTATTTCTAGCAATCGCATCGGCAATCATCAACTCTAACTCCGTTCTTGAAATGGTAATTGTTTCCTCCATCATTAACCTCCTACCTAATCTTAAAATCTTCAATCACACGAGCAATGAAACGATTTGCTTGTGGATTTTTTAGCTTACCGTTCAAAATATTAGTGACATCCTGGCGCACCATTCCATACTGGACAGCAAGTGTTGTAATGGTAATATCGTTCTCGTTTAGATAGTCCAAGATTTTTTGACGTCCGTTATTTGTATCTGGCATGATTTATCCCCTTTCTTTTAAAATGTAAGTGAAAGAGTTAGAATTTTTTATAAAATGCTTGACATCTAACAATCTATTGATTAAAATATAAACATAATAAAAACAACGTTTAGAACACTTCTAATCATTTATAAATCCAGTTTGGCGACCGTGTTATTTAATTTTTTAGAATGTTTTTGACTTCGTTTTTTTCTAACTCAATCATTTACAAAAACTATTGTAATCTATTGATTAAGTTTTGTCAAGTATTTTAATCAATTTATTTCAATATTTTTTGTCAATCTCTTAGAAAGGTTGATAAATCAATGTTTCCAACGTTTGAAAAGATAAAGGAATTAGCCGATAAGCAAGGTATTTCAATCAATAAATTAGAAGAAAGACTAGGATACAGCCGAAATACTATCTACAACTTAAAAACTAAAAAACCTAATGCTGAACGATTAGCTGAGATAGCTGACTACTTCAACGTATCCACTGATTATTTATTAGGCAGGACTGACAATCCAAAACTCTATACAACTCCAGATGGAAAAGAAGTAGATTTATCTAATTTACAAAATCGCGTTGTGTTGTTTGATGGAAAACCATTATCAGATGAAGATGTGTATAAAATTGAACAGATTATAAAATTGTCAATAGGAGTGACTGGCGGTGAAAATAAATGAACTACTAGATGAATTTCAGGTCACCCTTTTTGTTTTTCATGGAGATATGTGGGAACGTGATGGCTTATATTTTCCAGATTTACGGACAATATATGTCAACGCTAATCTATCCACAAAAGAGCGCGAAAAGGTTATTTTACACGAATTGGGACATATCAATCACAATCCAGAACACTACCATAGATTGCTATTGCAATATGAAAATGAAGCTGATAGATTTATGGTTCGTGAACTGATAAAAGATTATCTAAATGATAATGATGTGTATAGTTTTAATTGGTTGCAATTTGCACAACTTCATAATATCTCTACTTCGTGGGGACAAGAGATGATTATTGAAGAGTTTTATAATTTAGTTGGATAAGGAAAGGATATAATATGGGAATTTTTAGCTTGTTCAAAAAACTCACACCAACTTCAAAGCCATCAATCCAAAAAGCTGTACCCCAACCACCGATGAAGAAACCTTACAGAGTCAACGGCAGGTACTATCCAAACTTTAGCTATGATGATGTATATGAGTGGGCAAATGACCCTGTACCTGGAACGGAGATACTTATCTCAGATTTAATTTTTCTATGGGTTGTTGATAGATTAGGTGGTGATGTCAAAAAGTACCCAATTCATCTATCAAGAAATTATGGTGTTGATAGACCCGAGGTGAGAATTATTAAACTGATTGAGCTTTCACTAGCCACAGCAAACTATACTATCACTGAATTAGGTAAAGATATTATCGCTCAAAACCGACATATCATTGAGTTGCACAAAAAAGGGTGGGTCAGTGATGAGGATAGCAAGCAAAATCTTGAAAATCACCGATTGTGGGAAAATGAGTATGCCGAATATCTCGAAAAAATAGGTGATGCAGAAGGTGCTAAGGAACTCAGACAGAGAATGTCAGCAGACGACAAAGCAAAGGAACTAAACAACATTTTCAATGCTGGGGAAAAGTTATCCAAGGAAAAGAAATACCAGGAGTCAAATTCACTGCTACTGCCACTTTCTGAAAATGATGAGTTTCTAGGGTCTGCTCCATTATTTGAAAGAATCGCCATAAACTATCGAGGTTTGAAAGAATACGAAAAAGAGATTGAAATCTGCGAGCGTTTCCTCAAAGATAAACAGCCGCTCTATGGCGGTGATATGTGGAAAGATGTATTTTACAAGCGAATAGAGTACGCTAGAAAGAAACTAAAATAAAAAACCTCACGCTCCGTGTTTGGCGACTGGAGAGCATGAGGTAAACCGTATAAGAAAAATTGCCTTTTGGGGCAAGTCATTTCTTATACCCATTTTATCAAAAGACAGGGGTAAAATCAATATGGCTTATTTTAGAAAAAGAGATAATGGATGGGAATACCGTATCTCATATAAGGCTCCTGACGGCTCATACAAGCAGAAATCCAAGTCTGGGTTTAGGACTAAATCCGAAGCAGTCCAAACAGCATCACAAGCTGAAATAGAGCTATCCAATAGCATTGTCGAAGATAAGGATATCACACTTGCGGAATATTTTGAAAAATGGTACAAAATCCACCGTGCGCCATCCGTATCTGCTGGCACGCTCAAGCACTACGAAACTGCCACCGCTGCAATCAATCGCTACTTCCAAGAAATCAAAATCATTGACATCACACCACCCAGCTATAAAGCCATATTGAATGAGATGGGCAAACACTACCGCAAGTCCACACTTCGGCTGATACATGCTAAAATAAAATCCTGTGCCAAGTATGCTGTCATGGATAGGCTGATAAAAATCAACTTTGCCGAACTAGCAAAAGTAAACTCTGACATCGAGCCAAGCCCGCTTGATAAGAAATTCCTGACCCAAACAGAGTATCTAAACCTCATTGAGTATACCAAAGAAAATCCCTACGAACACCGCCAGTTACAAATCTACCTCTTGGCTGTCACTGGTATGCGTGTTGGGGAATCTTTGGGATTGACTTGGGATGACATAGATTTTGAAAACAATCAGCTTACCATCAACAAAACATGGGATATTTACACCAACGCTGGATTTGCCCCGACAAAAAATCAGCAATCAGTTAGGACAGTTCCACTGGATAATGGTACAATAGACTTGCTGCAAGAGTATAAAGCCCATCAGTGGCAAGAAAATGATTTCAACCGCTTGTTCCCAGCCAATGCCCACGCATACCTAAACAAGCGATTGAAAAAACTGATTGGCAGGTCTGTCCATATCCACTCTCTCCGCCACACCTATGTCAGCTACCTGCTGACAAACGGCATCGAGGTACTGACCATATCCAAGCTGATTGGACACAAAGACCCCACTGTCACACTCAACACCTATTCGCACCTACTCAAAGAAAAAGAGATAGCCGATTTTGACAAAATAAAATCACTCTTTTGAAAAATTTGGGGCGGATTTGGGGCAAAAACTTGTAAATACGCCATATAAAAGGACTAACATGATTACCAAAGAATTCGATACAATAACAGCCATTTCAACTCCTCTCGGTGAGGGGGCCATCGGGATTGTCCGCCTGTCTGGGACGGATGCATTTGCCATTGCCAGCAAGGTTTTCAAGGGCAAGGATTTGGCGACTGTTCCTAGCCACAGCCTCAACTATGGCCACATTATTGACCCTGCGACAGGGCAAGTGCTTGACGAGGTCATGCTGGGTGTCATGCGTTCCCCAAAGACCTTCACCCGCGAAGATGTCATTGAGATTAACACCCACGGAGGCATCGCCGTTACCAACGAAATCCTCCAACTCCTAATTCGCCAAGGTGCCCGAATGGCTGAGCCTGGTGAGTTTACCAAGCGGGCCTTTCTCAACGGACGTGTGGATTTGACCCAGGCCGAGGCCATCATGGATGTTATCCGTGCCAAGACCGACAAGGCCATGCACAATGCCGTCCGCCAGCTTGACGGCTCCCTCTCACAGCTCATCAACGACACCCGTCAGGAGATTCTCAACACACTGGCACAGGTCGAGGTCAACATCGACTACCCTGAGTACGACGACGTCGAGGAGGCGACGACAGAGCTGGTCCGTGAAAAGACCCTCCAGTTCCAAGCCCTTTTGGAAAATCTCCTCCGTACTGCCCGCCGTGGAAAAATCCTGCGTGAAGGCATCGCGACCGCTATTATCGGTCGTCCAAATGTGGGAAAATCCAGCCTGCTCAATAACCTCCTCCGCGAAGAAAAAGCCATCGTTACAGACATCGCTGGAACAACACGCGACGTTATCGAAGAATACATCAACATCAAAGGTGTCCCCCTCAAGCTGATTGATACCGCAGGTATCCGTGAAACAGATGACATCGTTGAAAAAATCGGTGTGGAACGGTCTAAAAAAGCCCTTGAGGAGGCCGACCTCATCCTACTAGTCCTCAACGCATCCGAGCCCCTGACCGAACAAGACCGCAATCTCCTAGCCATTTCCGATTTGGCCAACCGTATCGTCCTGCTCAACAAGACCGACCTGGAAGAGAAGATTGAAGCAGACCAACTGCCCGAGGATGTCATTCGCATTTCTGTTTTGAAAAACCAGAATATCGACCAAATCGAAGAAAAAATCAACCAGCTCTTCTTTGAAAATGCTGGACTGGTAGAGCAAGATGCTACCTACCTCTCCAATTCTCGCCATATTTCCCTGATTGAGCAAGCCGTCCAAAGCCTACAAGCTGTCAACGACGGTCTGGAAATGGGTATGCCTGTCGACTTGTTACAGGTTGACCTGACACGCTGTTGGCAGATTTTAGGAGAAATCACAGGCGATGCAGCTCCAGATGAACTCATCACCCAACTCTTTAGCCAATTCTGTCTTGGAAAATAAGAAGAGGCTAAGCAAGTCTTAAAAATAGAAAATAGCTTAGAATTACGTCGTAAGAAACCGTGATTCTAAGCTATTTTTAATGATTCAAATTGTGATTGAAGATGAAAGGTTCAGTTTTTTCACACTTTTTGTATATTAACAGATTAAAACTTGTCCTTCTCTAAAAAATAAACTATACTATGGATAGAAAGGAGGCTTACCCTATGAAAAAAATGATAATTGCTTTACTTGCCGCTTTTTGCCTTATTTTTTCCTTTATCGCTTGGAAATTGGAAACCTATCGGCACGCCAAAGTAGAACTCGATTCAAATGCTGACTTCTATCTCGTTTATCCAAGTAAAATCGAAGCCTTTCAATTATCTAATGACCAGCCAAAGCTCATTCACACTCAAAAAATGAATTCGGACAACTATTTCGGCTCTGGAAAAAACCACATTATAGACAATCAATATTTAGTTTTTGCCAATGACCAGCAGAAATTTACCAATGACAATTTGGTTTCTATTGATTTCAAAACAGGAGAAATTCTTCGTAAGCCAAGCAAATACGCTACCTACATCAGCGGAACTGATGGACAACATTTTTATACAGCAGGTCCTTTCCATGCCTTATCACAGTTCGATAATACGTTCAAATTAAAAAATCAATTAAAACTAGATGATGATTTTTTCCCACTTCCATATGTCTATGCAGATGATACATTCATTTATTTAAACGGCAATCAAATGACCACTGGTCAATCAGATTCTCAAAAAAATGTTCTCTATATCATCGATAAAACAAGCTTTACAAGATCAGATATAGTCGAATATGACAAAAATCTAGTAACTCATGAAGGACTCCTTGCAAAGGATACACTCTATCTTCCAATCACTAGTCACCATGCTTTAGATTACAAGGATATTGAGACTTCCTATGATATTTTGACCTTCAATACAAAGACACGTACATTTTCCTCCATAACCTTATCACAGCCTACACCAGGAAGCATCCAACCACTCAAGGAAGATAACCTATTATTCATTGAGCACGAAAGCGATTGGCTATCTGCAATCTCTTTCACCATTTATAATACCCAAACAGGTCAAGAGAGCTACCATCGTCTAGACGAGCTTAATCCTCGTCCTTATTATATTGACCATGTCCGCCAACTAGACGGTAACAGATTATTATTGATTCTGGCTGGTAAGGCACTCATCTATGACTGGCAAGCAAAAAAAGTTTTAAGCCAAACCATTCTATCTGAGAATTATATCAGCGGAGTGTGGGTAAATGACTGATAAACAAAAACGAATCTCAATAAAGATTGTAAAAGTCCCAAGATTACTCTTTCTTGGGACTTTCGCATATTCTATCGAAGTTGCACAGCACAATCAATGTACTTACAAATCCTCGTAACCATTATCTAATCGAAGTAAACGCCATTCCCAAAGCAGAACCAAAATAATATTTCCACCTTTCTTGCTCTAAATAGCGCTTAAACATCTTTAATTTATCCGATTGAATCCTATTCAAAGCTAGTTCTTCCGATACACATGGATATATTTTATAGGAAAGATAGCTAATCTTACTACCTTTTTCACACAACTCCATTGCTTCCAACAACTGGAATTTCAATGCTTTGCTCAACTTTAATTCTGAATCAGATAATAGTTCATTTATTTTTTGTATAAACAACTTACTTTTTTTACTGTTTCTAAACATTTTCAT